GTGAATACTGGCATGTAGTCGTTCGAGAAAAACTTAAGAACGCTTGCAACTGGAATAGTGTACATGTACTTCCAACGATACCCATCGCCAGTAGTAATGATGCTAGTGCTAGTACCAGTAGGCTCGACAGTGCTAGGCTTACCATTTGGATCGGACGGAGAAGTTCCATTGTAGATTGCTTTATATACTTGATACTGGGAGTTTACGACATAAAAATCAGAGTCGTAAAGTTTAGTCGCACCAGAAGCAGCAGTTTTACTAGGTGAGTAATCATGACGATACATGTCATAGGTAAAACCTAATCCACCAGTAGTTTGTTCTGGGGATACCCAGTCAATTCTACGAACAACCTGCACGGTATCTGAAGCCAGCACTCTTTTTAGGGATACCATGTCATCATAAGAACCAGAAAACTCTGAGAATGAATCCACTGCCTGAGGCGGTGAGTTTTCATTATCCCATGTTTGTGGTCTACCAATGAAAAGATATAACCTATCTCTTGTTGCACCCGCAACCGTATCACTCTCGGTTGCATTAGGACCTTCAAGTGCCTTTATGAACTTTTGTGCTGAAAAAATTCTAAATTGGTCTGTTAATAGAGCTGCCATTGTATGTGACTATTATGTCCTCCTGTTTATTTATGCCTATTTCGATCGAACTATTGCAGAATATTCGATACTCTTAATTCTATAAGAGGCACCGCCATTTCCGTTGATAAGTTCTCCACCTAAAACTGCCTGTGCAGCAGCGTTAGCACCAGTAGTATCACTGGCATTATTAGTGAATGTAACTGTAGGATGTAAGGCATAAGTTCCATCTACAGTTTGTGGAATACCATATCCACCATTGTTTATAGTAATTGATGCAACCTGATCTCCTGCAGCAGTCATTACTACAGTACCAGTTGCTTGTATATCACCTGTATTTTCTATTGCTACAGTAGGAACTGCAGTATAGTTAGTACCCACATTTGTAATCACAAAGTCAACAATAGTATTCTTTTGTGAGAACTCATAAAGATAACCTGCAATACCAACATTTATATTATTAGTATTGAAAGGTATAACATCCTTAACTTGTAATACACCTGTTGAAGGTATCCAAGAAACAACAGTTGCTTGTACACCAGATACAGAACCACTAACTATTTCGTTAGTAGAGAAGTTCTGTCCATTACCAGTTGTTTGATCTAATGTTATATTAATCAGTGCAGTGTGTTCAACACCCTCTGATAATCCACCTGCAGCAGTAATTGTTGCAAACTTAAATGGTACATCACCATCTTTGATGTTATCACCAACTTGGAATAGAGTTGTGTTAGTACCACCCTGTGTTTCTTCAATACCATAAAGTGAATTGTATATACCACCATCAAGTGCAATTTGATTTGCATATGTGGTATTAGCATTACTTAAATCTGGAATACCATCAGGTGCACCAGTTGGTATAATATCTTCAAAAGATCTATCTGCTAATACAGATAGAGGTTCTGTCAATAGATCGATAGAAGAACCTGCAGTTGTAAGAATTACATGTGGTAATACTCCTGCAGCAGAACTATCTGCAACTCCACCATCAAATTGTACGATAGCATCTTCAGTTGCTGCTCTACCACCATCGATAAATGCTAGTTCATCAACTTCAAAGGTAACAAGTAATTCTCTTGTATTAGCATCCCAATCATATACTTTAGCAACTTTGTTATTTTGGTTTTCAACTTTTCTAATAACTCTATCACCAACATTAAATTTGTAGAGTGATACACCATTAGAATCATTTTGACCAGGATCTAATATAACTCTTTGATCATAGTTAAAGTTTACACCACGTGTTAGACCAGTAAATTTACCTGCAGATTTAGAAGTATAACTTATTGTTTCTCTATTAAGAATGATTGATCCAGAGCCAGGATATACGTCAGTAGAATCAACAAATATGCTTGTATCAGAAGCTGTGACACTCTTAACTAATCCAGTTAAGTAAATTGCAGAAGAGTTAAATGCCTGTCTTGCTCTAGTTTTACGTTTTAATTGTACTAATTTTGTGAAGATAATATTAGGTACAGAAGTATATCCTGTGCCTGGTTCAGTAATATTAATACCTGTTATAGAACCTTGTGATATAGTTGCCTCTGCCTTTGCACCTATACCTCCACCACCAGTAATAAGAATATAAGGAGGTTCTTGATAGAACTCACCTGGATTAACAATAGAAACACCTGTAACTTTACCTAAAGTATCAATCTCAGCAGCACCTTGTGCACCTTGTCCACCACCACCTTCAAAAATAAGTGTTGGAGGAGTTGCATAACTTCTACCTGCATTTAATAAAGATAAACCTGTAACTGTTTGGACTATAGGACTACCAGAAGCACCAGTTCCTTGACCACCTAAAATTCTTGCTTGTGCAGGACCGAAATAATTATCACCAAACTTTGTCATCTTGATATAATCAATTTGACCTGCGTTAGTTGTACTTAAAACAACATTACCTTCAGCACCTTCTGGGAAGTTAATTGCTAATGGAGGAACTGTTCCTCCTTCAAATATAGGCACACCATAATACTTGGGACCTATAGCATAAGGATATGATGGATTACCTGCAGCATCCTCAGTCATATAATATGCATAAGTTCCATTTGGATATTCTGGAGTTTGTGAGAATCTACCATTATAAGCATCCAAAGTTCCTACAACTGCTAAGTATTTCCAGTTACTTGTAGTACCACTTGTATGTGTAGGTGCAGTACCACCTGAACTTATTGATGCAGTTGCTTCGTAAATATATCCTGCGTTTCTTACAGTATTATACTGAACATAATTTGCTGAACTTGACCATGCAGCAGACTCATCAAAGATATAATCATTAACAAGGTCTCCTAATTGATAACCTCTATTAACTAATCTTAGTCCCATACCTGCAGTGATATAAGCAAAGACATATAGATTACCTGGTGCATCTACAGGAACTGTAAAACGTACTTCTCTCTGTGTGGTAGCACTATTGAATAAACTTACCCATGTTTGATATGGTCTTTGTGATCCATCAATCCAATATTCTACACCTTGCCCTGAATAAAGATATGCACTATCTCCAACTAATCCTGCATGCCAGCCATCACTCGTAGTCGATATGAATAGATGTTGAGATGGAGCATTTGAAGAATCTAGTTGATTGAAGACATAGGTCTTTCCTCTATCCAAAGACAAGAAGGTAGGAGATGCTCCATCAAAAAGAAATTTATTATTAGATACAGTCACAGCATAAGTCACTGTAGTAGCAGTAGTGACTATTGGTCTAGCACCTTGTAATTCTGGAGTAGTTCTTAATCTATATCCTGATCTTTCTCTAGCATATGTATTACCTGTCCTTCCATAAGGTCCGTAAATTGGATAACCATCAAATGACATACCCAATATTCTAGAATGTCCATTCGCATATCTTGAATAATCTAATGTAGCACCACTTCCATAGTATCCTTCAATATAATAAGTGTTGTTTACAACTCCTGCAGTACCAGTCTGTGTAGTACTATCAAGTGTCATATAACCTTCATCACCTGTAAACCCAGACATATATCTGTGGAACTGACAATAATAGTAAATTCTATTATTCTCATCTGGATTCATTATAAACCAAGGTTTGAATTTCTCCTCATAGTCTGCAACAACAGCACCTGAAGAACCTGTGCTATTGTAATATAATGTACCACCATTTAATGTACCATCAGCAGTGGTACTAAATTGCATAGGATGACCTTGTGTATGTACTGATGTTATTCCATTACTAGCATCTGCTTGATTCCAAATAATTAAATTATTAGCATGTACTTTAATATCTTGTGGAGCAAAGTAATATTGACCAGCTGTGAAAGGACCGAACTCACTTGCATGAGTACCAAAATCAATATAAAAGATACCGCCAGGAAATGTTCTTGGTGCACCGTTTACTTTAAATGAGAATCCATTGGATCCTAAACATAGGTCTTCTTGAGAAAATGGATCACCTGTAAGAGATCTAAGATATATCCTTGTTACAACATTCTGACTATCTTTAACTACTTTTGATATTATACCTCTACCTGTACCACTAACTTCATCTACGATTCTACCAACTTCTACTTGTCCTAAAGTTTCATCAACATTAGAAACGTTAAGCATTATATTATCAAACTCTACTTTGATATTCCAAACAAATACTCTAAGTAAACCCCACTCAAATACACCTTTTGTTAGTGCAAATTCATCTATAGTTTTACTTGACTGATAATAATGTGTTTGACTATCAAGAACTGTATCATATACACTTGTATTTTTTACATAGTCATACTTTACAGTATCAATAGCAAAGTTTATAGGTGCTCCACCAGCTGTACTACCCCACTCTGGGGTATGTAATAGACCACCATTTGCTAATATACCTAATGTTTTATTTCTCTGAAAATCTCTAGTGCCAGGATTTGGAACGTCCTTACCACCTCTGAATATAAATGTCTGATTAAAATTTCTATCAAGAACATCTGTAGAACCACCAGATTGTCTTTCTGTTGCATAAACCTGTGAAGGTTTTGGATGATTGTCTGATACTATAGTTAATCTATCTGTTGTTCTAGCAGGAGTACCTGTAGTACCGAATGTTCCTTGAGTTAAACTATTTGGATGACGTTGCCAAATTCTATTAAAATCAAATGAATTTACAACAAAAGGAGTTTCCTGTTCAGGAATAATTTGTAATCTTAATGGATCATAACCAAGACCTCTATCAAGAACACGAACGTGAACTATTTGTCCTGAGTCTTCATCTATAATTGGATATAATATTGCATCTCTTGTTGGAGTTCCACAACCAGTCACAGTGAGTCTAGGTGGATCTGCCTGAGTATACCCAGACCCACCATTTACAACTCTTACAGCACGGACACCAAACGTTTCGTCAAAGATAGGTTCAATGTCGGCACCAGTACCTGGAACGGTTCTTGCCATTTATTAACTCACTACGTTGATAGTTCCTTGCATTGCAGCATGGAGTGTACACTGATAATACAGCGTAGAAGGAGCGTCCAAAGGAACAGTCCAATATAATACAGTAGTTCCACTACCAGATTGACCAGTAGTATAAGGAGTACCAGTCAAACCTTGAGAAGACTGTATCCTAAATGGATGTCCTCCACCCTCAACACTATTATCAAATGCATAACTAAAACCTCTATGAACATAAAGTGTAGGGTCTCGGACTGCACCATTAAGTCCTGGTCCTGATATTAAGAAGTCACTACTTGCATCTTCTACAGGTGCACCTATTTCATACCAAGTTAATGGACTTCTAGTAACTACCCATGAAGTTCCATTATAGAATAGATTATCACCTTGAGTAAGACCTGCAGTGTTTGTATCCGTTAAGGCTGCTAATGTGGTAGTTAATGTACCAGAGAAATTGACTGTAAGTGTGTCTCCTGAAACTGCAGTGGTAATATTTGTTCCACCTGCGATTGTTAATGTGTCTGTTTGACTGTCAGCAGTTGTAGATCCTGAATCACCTGCAACTGTAGCAAACAAGTTAACAGAACTAACACCTGCATTATCATCAGCAGGAACCCAGTTACTTCCATTCCATTTTAAAGTTTGGTTTAAATTTGGTGCAACTGTTGTGACATCAACGTTTGCTAAATCATCAATACCAGAATATTGTGTTAGTAGTGCTGCTCTAGTATCTCCAACACCACCTGCTGTTATATTAATGTTTACATAAGGTTTATCATCACCATCTACTGTGAAGAAATAACCAGTATATGTTGCTGCAGCAGGAGCAGCTGCAAGAGATGTATATTCGTTCTTATATTTTACTGTCGTCGGTAAGTCGATTGAACCGTCAGTGCCAGAGAAAGTGCTAGTAATGGAACCAACACCCAAAGTAAGATTACCAGTTCCGTTGGGAGCGATGTTAATATTTCCATTAGACGAGGAGATGATAGAGTTTCCATTGACATCGAGGGCAGCTGTAAGGTTTGTATAATCCGAGGGGAGGAATGTAGATCCATTATAACGTAATACTTGTCCTGCAGCAGGGTTTGTGACATTAACTGTAAGGGTTGTGCCATTACCTAATGCAGAATACAATTCTGAAAAGTTATCGTTGATCTTGTCACCACCAGCTCTCAGGGTATCCCCTGTGTTGTCGTTCGCGATTGTACCAAGACCTAGTGCTTGTTTTGCCATCTTCCTCTAGATTTTTGCTATAAAGTATTTATGTGATTATCTCAGGGTCTACTACTTCTTCACCATATTGACTTAAATCTGGTGCAGTCCAGTCATCTGGAACAGAAGTTTCAACTGCGATATCAGGATTTTGGTATCCAGAACCTTGATTACTCATTGTAACTCCACCAACACCTACAAGTGCTCTAATATTACCTTCAAAACCAGATATAGAGTCAACCCTTACAGTTGGTCTTGTAGTATAACTAGATCCACCAGATGTGACCTGTACCTGTTTAATAAATCCAGTTGTTAGTGCAGCAGTTGCAGTAGCATCTTGACCAAATACAGATCCAAGATAATCAAATGTAATAAGTGAGTTAGAAGATTCAATAACAGCAACTGTTCTATCTTCAGTTTCACCCTGTATTCTAATGTTATCACCAGGTTCTACAGGAGGTACAATTTCAGCAGCATCAACGTCTGCCTCAGAACCAACATATGAGAACGCAACGAATGTAGATCCAAATCTAGGAATCTCAGAGAATATGATTCTAGAACCAACAATCTCAAAACCTATACCAGGTTCCTGTATAACACCGTTCAATGAACAGATGATATTGTTCTCTGGTCTAATTGATGATGACTGTACACCATCAGTCAATGTCAATGAGTAGAACACATCATTACGTTTCAAGTTGAATGACTGACGTAATGAATCAAACTCGAATGATATATCATCTAACTGTCTAAGTTTACCAACATAGAATCCTGTGAATGATGCTCCTAAATCAGGTGCTTCAGTAAACTGAATCTGGTTAGAGAACGCAGTATATGCGTTTGTAGCACCTGGTGGTTGTAGAATACCATTGATGAATATCAATAAATGTCCTGCAGGATCTGGTAGATAACTTGTACCATTATTCTGAGATAGATTAAAGGTTGTTTGTACACCATCAAATCCTTTAAATGATCTCTTAACTCTTGCTTTAAGATCACCTTTAGCAGAAACTGCTGCCTTATAATTATCAGTACTCTGAATAGCATCGTTAACATCAAATGTTCCTACAACATCACTTAAGTATGCTCTCTTAAGAGTACCAACAGTCTTGATATCTTGAACAGTTGCTGTTGCAGCACCCGCAGTTGTTACCTTAGTAGTAATACTTGCATAACCTTGTGGGAAACTTTGTACTCCATAATCACCAATAGTATCACCATTAGTCAATGTTCCTTGGAACTCTTGTGCGTAGATATAATTATTTGGAATATCTACACCTGTAATTATAGCGTAAGTATTCAAATCTTGAACACCAGATGTAATCTTATAAAGTCTATTACCAACTTGGAATGTAGCAAGACTGGATATAATAGAAATACCAAATCTTATATTTCCAGTAGATGCAATCTTAGCACCAACTTTAAGTTCTAATCCATCATACTTAATAACATCAAGATACTGTCTAGAACTCTCAGGGTAAACAACAGAATTGACTTCAAATGATCCATTTAAGGTTGCAGTATCAACAGTCAATGTACCACCAGTATTGTCTGTGACAGCAGCTTCATTCTGTAAGAATGATCCTGCAGGTTGTGCAGTAACTGCTGATGTATATCCTTTAAATGGTATATTATCAGTAAAGGTACCTTGTAAATCAATAACATGTAAACGACTCTCTATTGCACTAATCTGAGCAGTTGTAGAGTTGTTTGCACCAACAACATTATCAGTAATTGCCCAAGGACCTGCAGTCACTTTGACATCAAGATACTTATAGTTTGCATCTTCAAAGAATCCGTAAACAACACCAGTAACAGAAGCATTACCTTGTTTCTGTACAGTCTCGTTCATAGTATAAGGACCGTCTGTTATATCACCATCAATTCTAAATCTTTGATATACCTGAACAACTTTACCTGAGTTTTCAAGAATAGATTCAAGTTCACCATATACATTACTTGATAATCCATATGCATAATCAGCATTGTTTATTCCACCTGAAAGACCAATCGGAATAGTTCTTGTTCCATAAAGCTTAGTAGGAACAGTAATACCATTTTGAGATGTAATCTGAGTATAGTATGTACCAGTTTTAATTTGATTTCTAATAATATCAAGATTATATCTTATAAGTCTACCCATTGATTTGGTAGTATAGTTTGCAGCTTCAGTTGAGTCATAGAACTTATAGAATCCTGCATTAGGTGAAGGTTCTGTAAGTGTATTATCAAGTGCCTGTTGCATGTATGTCTGAAGTGTATTGATAGCATACTGCTTGATATTATATTCATTATCAGAATAGAATACTGTGCCATCACCAGACTGATAAGGATCAAGTGCAGTCTTGGTAAGTTTAACACCCCAAACATATATTCCGCTAGTTCCATCACCTGCGTATGACTGAGCACCTTGAGCATTATTAATAATAATTTTATTAGATAGAGTTGTGAAACCAAAGGAGAATGTAGTTGTAATAAATGCTCTATACCAACCATTACCAAGAGGAACTACTCCTGATGCATCATTACTAATACCATTTTGAGGTGTGAATACAGAACCTATAGTTCCTGCAGTTAAATTAAGGTCAAAGAATATTCTTTGTACAGCAGCTGTTCCCTCATCAAGTGACATTTGGAAACGAATTGATGTGTATCCTGCTGCCTTAACAAATGCTGAGAATGTAAATGTCTGATTTCCAGTTATTGATTGTGAACCTTCGTCAAATCTTTGATTAGTTGCGTCAAACTTGATTGTGCCATCATCAAATGTGTCAAATGCATTTAAGTTAAAGTCTCTATTTAAAGTATGAAGTGCAGTAGTAGTGCTTGGTACAATCTTTTCAGAAGTAATTGTTTGATCAGGAGCAGCAATACTATTGTTTACAACACTTGCTTCAGTAGCAGTCCAATCTGTTGCAATTGCTTCTGGATTAGTAAAGAGGTTAGCACCTGCAATTTGTCCAGTTATATTAGATGTAAGAGTTCTAGCATGTGCAATAGTTTGTACGTTTGTTGGTTTATTATACCAGTCATAACCTGCAGCAACTGCATTAACTACACCTACTGACTTAGATGTTCTACCAACGATAGTATTACCATTTGCCCATTGTGTTCCTGTAAAAGGTCCTACAATCAAGAATGATGTATCTTCATTCCATTCTAATACTTTTGCATACGCACCATTGCTTGAATGAATTACTTCACCAACTGTATAGTTTCCAATATTACTTGTTAATGTAATTTCGTATGCAGTTGTCTTATCTGTAAGATCAGTTGCAATAATATCATGAACTAAATCATCTGTAATATCTGTAATGAAGGTATCATATACCCATGAACCTGATCCAAACTGTGCGTTGACCTGATTTGTAATTTCCTCTTTATAGTAGTTGTAGTTGTAAAGAATATGTTTAGTGGCACTTCTACCTGCAAGTTTAGCAGGTCCTAAGAAGTCAACTGCAATTTGAACTAACTCTTTAAATCTAGTAACTACAGTAGCAATATCAGTTGGTGTTTCTGTATCTCTATATGCAGTTTCATCAGTCTTCAATGCAGCATAATCAGGTGCAGTAAATCCACTGTTGAAATCATATAATCTATTGTTTATTGCATACTCACCAATAACACCTACTTGTGATATAGAGTATATAAATGCTCCTAATTCTTTTTCTACATTTATTATTTGTAAATTAGAATCTAAGAATGTTTCTAAAGCTGTTATTGTACTATTATTACCACCAGTTTGTAAGTCAGATATCATTCCCTGAATAATATCAACTAAATTTGCTTGACGTACAACCTCAGTATTACCAGTACCAGGATAACTGAATGCTGTATATTGTACAGTGTTTAATGAATAACTAAATTCTGATGATGTTAAACCAGTTGCTTCTTCAGCGATATACTGTCTGTTGAAGTATAATCTATCACCTGCAATATTAAAGTCATTATTGGTAGGTGCAATTAAATTATTGATTGCTGTAATTAACGAGTCAACCTCAGTCTTAACAGCATCAAAATAAGTAGAAACTCCATTGCCAGGAGTATCCCAGTCACCTGTAATAATATCATTGGTGTTATCATAAGTTAAATCTCCAGTAATTGATTGTTTAATATAAATTGCAAGACGATCATGAGCATATATTGATTGAACAGGTTGTAGACGAATATGTCTTAGTTCATTATTATTTCCAAGATAGAAGTTTGCTGCCTCTGTAGTCTTTTCATTACCACCATTTTCAATATCATTAGCAACTGCTTGAACAATTAATTGTAAGTCAGTCTTACAACGTAATGTTCCATCAGTAGATGTACCATTAGCGTTTCTTGGCATATCTAATGCAAGATCTGGATAACGTAATAGCATATCATATGCTGTTTTATCAACAATAACACTAGCATTCTGACGAATCAAATATGCAGCATCACGATATCTGTATTGGGTATCTATATCAATTTGATTTGTATAGATTAAATCAGTTGCAGCATCATGGTATGATACTGGGAATGGTACTTCCTTAAATCCTCTTAATCGTGCACCTGCAAATTCAGCAGCAGGAGATACAGCAGTAACTGTAGCAAGATGATCTGTAGGAGATGCAGTTATAGCATTGTTTAATGTATCTGTTAATATGGTGACTAAGTTGTTTTGAGTTGTAATAACATCAGAACAATCTGCTAATGAGTAGAATACTTTTGTAACTGCATTTGAATTAGATGCAGTCCATGTATGTGTATACTGATCTTCAGCAGCACCTACACCAACATTAACTGTAAATGTGTCTGTAGTATGTGCACTAATTGGTAATACCTGAGCAGATGCAGGGTCAGTGGATCTTGGATATGTATGAGTTGTAGTATTATTATCTTTAGTACATGTGAATGATAATGAATTATCTGAGATAATTACAGAGTCTCCTGCAACATCGATACCATTGCTTGTAGCAGATACGAACGTATGTGTGTAATTACCACCTGTAGATACCCCATTAGCAAGTCCAGATGCAAACTTATGTGTATAATTACCGCCTGTCTGAAGAAGTGCTCTTGTGATTCCATTACTTGTTGCAGATACAAATGTGTGTGCGTAGTTTCCACCAGTAGTTATAGAATCAGCAGTAGCAGAAACAAATATATGGTTAGAAGTGTTAGTAGAAGGAGTGCTTGCTAATGTTTGAACTGTAATTGTGTCATCAGTAACATCAGTAATTGTGACCGCAGTATTATAGTTAGGATCAGTAGTACGAGGATATGCATGATCTGTAGCATAGTTATCCTGAGCACATCTTAATACTATTGAATTTGTAGCAATCTTAATTGCAGTTCCCTTTCTTAGATTATGACGACCTATTGTAAGTGTCATGAATCCTGTTGTAGGATTATAATCAACATGTGTAGGAGTAAATTTCCTTAGAGGTGATTTACCAACATTAATGCTTAGTTTATTATAGTCTACATTGAATACACTTAACCATTTACCAGTGATAGGATCAGTAGAACGAGGATATGCTTTGTTAGAACTATTGCCATCCATTGTGCAACTAAATGTGACTGCACCTGATGCTAATTGAATCTTTTCATGTTCTTTAATCTGATGTCCATACTGAACAGCGTTAGTTGCTGCAGATACAAATGTATGTGCAGAAGTATCTGAAATTGGTGTACCATCACCATTTACATTGACTGTAATTGTAGTTGCAGTTTCATTAGTGATTGTTAGATCATAATTGTATGGATAATCATTGCTGCTTGCTCTTGGATATGACTTCTGAGCAACGTTGCTGTCTAATGTACATGTGAATACTAAAGAATTAGGTGCGATTCTAACTGTATCACCAACACTCAAAGTATGAGATCCAATGGTCAATACCATATCACCTGTAGTAGGATTATATGTTGCATTGGTTGGAGTAAAGTTAGTAGTTGCAAATGTCAATTCCATGACACCAGTTGCTGCATCATAAGTTGCACCAGAAGGTGTGTACTGATGACCTGCAAATCCAGTTACAACGTGAGTAGTTGTGTTGGAAGGTGTATAACCATCAAGAGTATTAATTGTGATAGTTGAACCTGTAACAGCATCAATAGGAACTGCCTGAGCAACTAAAGGATCACCCTCTATAATTCCACCCTTAATAGCAGATACGAATGTATGAGTTGTTGTATTTGTAGAAGGAATCTTATCTAGAACAACAACAGTGAATGTAGTTGTAGTTGGAACAGATGCTACAAATAACCATCTATTACTTGCATAGTCTGTAGATCTTGGATATGGATGATTAGTTGCATTATTATCTTCACCACATGTAAATGTAAGAGATAAATCTTGGAACATTATTGGTGTACCAGTTCTCAATCCATGTGCAGCTGCAGTTGTGACTGTCATTACACCAGTTACAGGATTGTAAATTGTTCCAGTTGTAGCAGTATGTCTATCTTGCTCTGATCTTGGATATAGATGAACTGTAGCATCACTATCCTGATCACATGTCATCTTGATAGAATTAGGTGCTAACTTAATAGTTGAGTTTGCTTTACTTACACCACCAGATGTTGCACTTACAAATGTATGAGCAGTGACGTTAGTGGAAGGAATACTATCTAAAACTTGTACATCAAATGTGTTTGTTGTGACGTTAGAAATAGGAATCCACTTATTACTTACAGCATCAGTAGATCTTGGATAGTCATGGTTTGTAGCATTATTATCTTGTGCACAAGTAAATCTCAATGAGTTATCTGCAATCTTAACTTTCTCACCATTAGAGAAGTTATGACCTGCAATAGTCAATGTCATGATACCTGTTGAAGGTACATAGACTGCATTTGTGACTGTATGAGTTGTTGGAGCAGGAAGACTATGACTTCCAATGTTTATCTCAAGTGCACCTGTGGTAGCATTATATGTTCCTGATTGAGGTTGGTAATTAACTGTTGGTGATTTACCAATATTAACTGTAATTGTATTATCTCTCTTAGTAAGACCGTTCTCAAGAGCAGAAACAAATGTATGAAGATATTGATCAGCAACAGCACCTATACCAACATTAACTGTAAATGTATTATCTGTCTTAGCAGTAATTCTTAACCATCTCTGTGCATATGGATCTGTAGGACGAGGATATGAATGAGTTGTCTTATTACCATCTTTAGTACAACTAAATGTTAGAGAATTTAATTCAATCCTAACTTCATCAGTTAGTGTAAGACCATGTGCATTACTGGTAATGACCATATCACCTGTTGTCTGGTTATATGATGCATTTGTTGCTGTAAATGTAGTACCATTAGTCCAGATTGGTAATGATGTGTTATAACCAGGATCGTCAGTTCTTGGATAAGAGTGTATAGTTCTGAAATTATCTTGTGAGCACTTAAATGATACTGCATCTTTAGCAAGTCTTAGAGTTTCCCCAGAACGAACCATTGAATTAGGTAGTGCATACTTAAATACATGAGTTGTAGTATTACTTGAAGTACCTACGTTTACAGTAAATGTATTTGTAGTAACGTTGCCTATTGCAATCCACTTATTATAGTAAGGATCAGTAATTCTAGGATATGCATGATCTGTAGCATTACTATCTTGAGCACATGTAAAGACGAGTGAATTTACACCAAACATCACTCTATCACCAACATAGAATCCATGATTAGCAATAGTAATTGTCATCACACCTGTTGATGGATTATAAGCAATTCCCTCAGGTGTATACTTCCAACCAGTTCTTAGATCATTGTCTCCAATGTCCATTGTTAAGAATCCAGTCTCACCGTCATAAGTACCATCTGTTACTGTGTAATTTACAGTAGGAGATTTACCAACATTAACACTAAAGTTATTTGCATCAATTCTTGTGACTTCCATCCAACCTTGACCAGCTGGATCATCAGGACGAGGATAAGATTGTGATACTGTATTACCATCAGATGTACATGTCATGGTAATAGAATTTGGTTTTAACTTTATTCTATCACCAGTCTGAATGTTGTGACCGTTAGATGTAATAGTTAAAACACCAGTGGTAGCAGTGTATGTGGCATTTGATGCAGTAATTTCACGAGGTGAAAGTAATCCGTGACTGGAGCTGGTAAGAACCATATCTCCAGTTGCAGCATTATAAGTTGCACCTGTAGGAGTGAAGTTTACAGCAGATGGATAATCAGAATCTTGTAAAGTTCCATCATACTTCTGTGTAAATGAATGACTTGTATCTTGAATATCCCAAGGAACGTTATTAATAACAAATTTTGATATCTTCTCTACAATTTCAGTTGCAAATACTTCTTGTGGAACATCACCTTCAATAGTTCCAGTTGCTACTGATATTGGGTTAGTTGTTCTATCAATATAAGATGCAGATGTATTCCAAATATGACTATTACTACCATTACGAAGATCATCTACTAATGCTTGTATAAGAACTTCAAGTCTTGTCATAGCAACAGCATCTCCACCTTTAACAGTATGAGCAGGGAATACCTGTTTCATAATGTACAGTGCTTCTGCCTTTATTAGATCTTTGTTTAATAATATGTGATCAGCAGCGTTTAAGTATCTGTGTGTTCTACCAACAAATCCAGCTGGTGCACCAGTAGTACGAGATGTTGCTAATATTGAATCATTATTAAACTCATCTCCAATAGCAGGAGCAACATAACCAGACCAATCTTCAGTATATGTTTGACCGTTAGAACCATCAAAATGAATTAATAACTTAGCATTTGTATCACCTTGGTGTATTCCAGTTTGAGAAGTAAATGCTGATGTATAACGGTTAGTAGTAGATGCTCTAAATTCATCAATATATCCTGTAAATCCATTAGCACCGTTATAATCCATACCGATTCTAATTGGTTTAGCAGCAAAGTTGCTACTATCAGTTCCAGTACCAACTTCAACACCATTAAGATATATCTTAGTAGTTGTAGAAGATCTAACAATCGCTACATGATACCAAGTGTTATTATTAACAGTTGTAGCACCAGAAGTTACGAGATCTGATCCATTTACATTATAACGAATCTGAGCTGCTTCTAGATAAATTCTAGCAGCAACCTCAGTTGCATTTTCTCTTTGATCTACTAGAGTTGCAGTTCCAGATATTGATCCAGAACCAGGATTCATCCAGAACTCTATAGTAAATGCAGCAGTTCCCCATCCAAATTCACTAGAAGAAGCAATATTTACATAATCTCCTGTACCATCTAATAATAATGATGATCCACCAAACTTAAATGAAGCAGTAGAAAGTTGTGCATTACCTGCAAATGCAATAGAGTGAATATCTTGTCCATTGTATTGACATCTACCAATCTTACCAAGATAAACTGTTTGTCTTGCTTGACTGAAACCAACAACCTCTGCCTTTGTACCTTCACCACTTCCTACAGAACCAATTCTAATATTTTGACCTGCTACAAAGAAACCAGTTCCTTTCTTATTATCAAATGTGATCTTACGGATCTTAGCATCTTCTCCTGCAGTAAAATCACCACTAGAATTACCATACTCTAATTTGTAATTTCTAATATCCTCTCCTTCTTGGATTGTGCCACTAGCATTATCATATGGAATTACATAATTATTGATTTGCTCATTAGCAGGGAAGTTTTCGTTGAATGGAGTATTATTATCTGTATAATTAACAATATTAACCTGAGAGTTAGCAATGTTATCAAGAACAACGTTTGGATATGTCTGTGATGTAATTCTGTTGAATAGTAAACCAAAGAATGATGATCCTGGTGATATATTAACCTGTCCAATAAACTCATTAGTTGTAGGATCTTGATATACACTAGATGCAGTAACCTGTGCTACAACACCTGATTGTGCAGCAATAATATAGTCATTAAGTTGAATATCAAATAATCCTGGTGTGGACTGATATGTACCTGCAGTCTTACTTAAAGTTAAAGTATTTGTGACTGATATATCAGTGCTGTATACAGGAACATCTTCCTGATGTGAAACAGCAGTTGTACCTGACTGTGCTCTGACCACAGTAAGTGTTGTAGAATTACTATTTTGTACAACAGCAGTTACCTTAACAATTTCTGATCCAAACTGATAATTATTTTGTAATGTAAATGTTCCTGCAGGAACTACAGCATCTGCTTGAGTATTATCAACTCTATATGCTACTACTTCTATAGAAGTTGTAGAAGTACCAACAGTATAACGTAATTGTGCAAGAGGTGTTTCCTGACCTGTCTGTAAGTTAACTCTTTCAACTTTTGCAGTATTACCTTCAAAGTTAGAAACTTGCTCATTAAATATAAACAATCCACCACTAGCAACAGTACCATTTACAGAATAAACTGTGCCAGAGAATGCTGCACTACCTGTTGCTAAAGTTCCAGTTATAGTCTCGTTTGCTTGGAATGTGCTTAGACTAATAGTTCCAGTTATAGTATTACCTAATATACTGGTAATTGTCATTGCAGCACCAGATGTTTGACCTGTAAAGACTGTACCTGCAGTAATATCTGCATTATCAGGGAAGTTGCTTGTAGATACAGGATCAATAGTTAGAGATACACTTCTTGTTGCAATATTAGCAGAGAATCCAGTAGCACTAACAGTACATAATTCACCACCACCGCCACCTGCAGTAGGTAATATAAATGTTCCTTGAGTTATGAAACCAGTAATAACATTACCAACAACTTTTGTGACTGTTAAACGAGCACCAGATGAAGTACCTACAACAGTATTACCAATACTAGGGAAAATACCACTAATATTACTAAAGTTTAAATCAACTGTTTGTATAAGATTGATAGTAACGTTTACATACTTAACACTAGCAGGAGGTTGTGGTGGTTCAACAAATACAATAGAGTCCTGCTGAATACTAAATGCAGTGCCAGGTGTTTGTACAATACCATTAAGAACAATCATTAACTGGTTTGCGTTAGCAACAATATTAGTCTGATTAACTTGTAATGGGAACGCAGTTCTTTCACCGTCAAATAGAGTTGATATATCATCAATTCTCTGTACAACAGATGTTAAGATGTTCTCAGAAGATGTTAATCGTTTCTGTCTGAATAGTACTTCTGTATTATTAAATTCTGTGTAAACTGGTTCAACAAGAGCAAAGTTTTGGATATTAGGAACAATCGCTTCTTGTGCTAATTCAACTGATTTTGTTAATTGGAAGAATGTCTCTTTATTAGGAATAAATCCATACTCATTTAAGTTAAGTTCACCAAATACTTTGAATGATGCAGGGTGTACGTTCTTGATAAGAATCTCTTTCCACTCACTAATAGAAGTAGAAGATTTAACAGCATAAGAGAAGTCCTGATAATAGTAAGAGTCTTGAATCTTCTGAATAATCTCAGATGGTTTACCAACATCATCAATAAATTGACCTGTAGTTTTAGTAATAGATCCAATCTCAAGAACACCACGAGCAATCTTAAGATCTGTAATGATACCAGAAGATTTAGATATAACACCAGTAATTCTTTGATTCGCTGCAAAGTCTCCAGTGTAATCAACAATCTTAAGTACTCTAGGTCCTACCTGCCAACCAGAGTTAGTAGAAACAAATCCCTGTGCAGTTGCAGTATCAAGTGAATCACCTTGATATACAAGTTCTCCTTCTAGGAATGTTGATGTAATAACGTTTGCAGTAGCAGATCCACCGAATGATTCAGTTAATACTTGTTGACGACCTGTACCTGCGTTAGAGAATGATAATGCATCACCAAGTGAAGCGTTAGCAGCAGTAATAGCAAGTTTTAATTGATCTTCTTCTAGTGAGTTTGCAGTACCAGATATAGCATAGTAAGTTGTACTACTATTCAATCTACCAACAGCACCTGATGCAAGAGGGAACTCAGCACCATCACCAGTATCAACAACATTCAATGTAACTGCAGCACCATTTGCAATACCATGTGGGAAAGCAAACTGTAGTAATCCTAAGTCAAGGTTTACAACATAGTTGAATGAAGATCTCAGTGCAACAGTTGGAGTTGAAGAATATCCTGCACCAGGATCTTTAACAATAATAACATCTAATCTACCATTCTTAATTGTTGCTTCAGCAACAGCACCAGAACCTCCACCACCAGTGATAACAACAGCAGGTGCCTGTGAATATCCAGTACCTGGATCTGTAATAGTAATACTATCAAGTATACTTGTAGAAGTAAGCTGTGCGTTTATTGGGAATGATATTTCAGGGCGTAGTGTATAGTCATGTGGATAATCATAACCAAAGTTATTGTTCTTAAGTTTCTTAATCTTACCTACATTAGTTCCTGAAGTAAAGATAGATGCTCCTGTACCTGCAGATGGTATAACAACTACTAATTCTGCACCTGATCCAGTCAAACCCGATCCAAGAATACCTGGTATGGCGTTAATATCAATAGTTGCTGTAGTATAATTTTTACCTGGCGATGTTACAACAACGTTGTTTATCTGACCTGGTATTGTAGATCCTTCTGCATCAGTTCCATCTGCAACAGTGATAGAAACGAATCCACCCTCTCCATCACCACCAATAGAAACTCCACTATAAGTTCCTACTGCATATTCAGTACCTGGTGCATTTATCTGTACTCTTTCAATTTGTCTACTTGATGTAATACCACTAACAATAGGCAACTTAGTATAGAAACCACCTGGATTGACAATACGAATATCACCAATAGAACCAACCGCTTTGGTAGAACTTGTCATATAAGATGCTTGTGATATAGTTGCAGCACCTTCTGGTTCATTAGCAAGTGGGAACTTGAGTATATCAGCACCCTTAGTAATAGTAGCACCTGCAATAGAACTAATCTCAAATGTTCCGTTATATGGAGAATCTACAACATCAAGGTAGCTACCAGGTACCACTGGGCTATCAGTGCCTGTTCTTGATGGATCAAAGTAATATGATATATTTGTTACTATACTTCTATCAACTTTAAGCTTTACTGTAGGAGTTGGTTGTCCACCACCAGTAACACCAGGTGTACCAACTCTTTCTATAGAGTTGAATGAATATTCTAGTTTGTATAGATTATCTTTTGCAAATGATAAGTTTCCACCCGCCATAGATGAATGACTTAGGTCAAACAAATACTGATGACCATAATACATCTTTAATGTAGGTGATTTAATAAAGATACTTACATCAGATGCTGATGTAGCAGGAGCAGTTAGAGCAGCTGTCTTTAACTTGTAAGTAAATTCAAGAGGACTTACAACAGTCTGTACAGCAAATGCACCATCATACTCATCATATGAGGTAGCCCCTATAGTTTGTGTTGGGTTTCCATCAACATAAACCATATCACCTGTAGATAAGTAATGACTTGTACTTGTAATAACATACACTTCATCACTATTTGCTACAGCAGTTGCTTGAAGAATCTTAGTTAAATTAGCAACTAGAGTAATTTTAAGAACACCTGTTAATCCAGCTATTGTTGCTTGAGAGTAATCAGCGTTCCATGTAATTGCACCAGCTCCTATAGTAACTACAGATCCAACAATATATGCAGATGATCCAGAAACTTGATCTATTCTTACAGAGTAGTCAGCATCAGCATATGGTTTGAATGTTGCGAATGAGTCTAGATTACCTGTGCAAGAGTTAATAGTAAATTTAGCATCTCCATTACCACCAGTTACTACAACTTCATCACCAACTTTATATCCACTACCTGCAGCGTTTCCTATAGTAATAGTTTGTATAACACCACCAGATGCAGTGTAATTAACGATTAATCCAGTTGCCTCACCATTAGTTGTAGTTGTAGGAATACTATCACCAGTATTAGGATAACCTGTACCTGCTGCACTTAAAGCAATAGTTGCAGGTATATCTGCTATTGTACCATCTAAATCAAAACCATCTAAGTTAATAATAAATGTGCCAGGTGTTTGATTATTAATTTCTGCAAAAGTATAGTTTGTTATTTCATTGATATCATTAGGAATTGCACCAGTAATACCATAACTACTCTGCTCATTAAATTGTTCTGTAGATAATTGACCAGTGTTTAGATCATTACTCCAAGCATTATTATTAACTGCTAGGTAAACCTTATTATTTGCATCATCCTTTCTAATAATATAACCACTATTAACAAATTGACCAGAATCATTCTTTAATACTAATTTAGAACCAATACTAAAGTTAAATGCTTGGTTAACAGTTAATTCTTGAACATTATCAATTTTAATTGTAGGTGTGACTTTAAAGTAGTATCTGTCTTTAACAACTGCAGTTACTTTCAGTTTTTGTGAACCTGGTGAAGGAACAGTAGCAGTTCTAGAACTCCAAACATCTTGAACATGAGATAGTGTCTCAGTGTCCTCAGTCATGGTTGTAGTACTATCATCAAAGTCTAATGATTGATAACCTGCATCACCTAGAGCGAAACCATTTACATTTATTGTAAGAGGTGAACCAATAACAGGAGTCACAGCAGTTCTTGTGAAGGTTATACCAGTATTAGGTTTCTTACCCTGATTTCCTAATCTTGCTGCATCTGCAGGTTTGTCAACCTTAATACCATATCCTGCATATTCAATGTAATCATAACGACTCATTGCATCAGTAAACCATGCATCATCAACCCAGTCATATGAAAGACCATATGCACCTGCAGTAGGTAATGCTAGTATATCAGTTGGAACTGTTGGTGTGACTGCTCTATTTCTTAAACGTAAGTGATCTATGTGGAATTGACCCTGTTCATTAGATCTAAACTGACCTAATGTACCATTTGCACCAGGTATATTACCAAAGTATAGATCTTTAGCACCTAGTGATGTTCCTGATATAGTACCAGTAAGAACTTCTATTCCGTTTACATATGCCTTAAATGTATCACCACTCTTAGTTACTGCAATTGCTTGCCATGTATTATCAGCATATAAGTTTGTTTGAGATGATGTTAGAGAACTACCTGCAGAGTTAATACTTGTACTACTATTAGTGATAGTCATTGTCAAAGGACCACTCGGACCTGCAGAAGACTGATCATAGTATAAATGTAGTCCACCAGTAGATACTGTAGCATCACCTATAGCAAAAAGTGTTTCTTTAGGCTGGGAGAATACATTACTGTTTGTAGCATCCTTGAATATAAAGAATTCTAATGTCCAATCTCCTGCAAGTTTTTGTCCTAAGTCTGCAGCTGCAAATTTAATATTAGTATTTGTCCAAACGCTTGGTGCTGCTGTTGTTGCACCTAAGATCTTACCCCATCCATTTGTATTGTCATAACTAAACGAGTCGCTTGTGCTTGTAAGAGCAGCAGTATAATGGGTTGTAGTGTCTGTAAGAGCACTAGATGTGAATGGTATAACAAATTCATTTCTATTCCAATAAGTTTGACCAAATACATGTACATCACCAGATGTATCAACATCTAAAGCATGTGCCTGTAAACCCTCTATATTATCAGCAGTAAATTCTGTAGTTGTATGGTTCTTAATAGTACCATTATAACCAATCTTAAGAGTATCAATTGTTTTGTACTCATTAGTATTATTATCTCTAGTATATGCAATATTAAGATCACCAAATAAGTCAATAGCAGACTTACCACAGGATGTAACATCTCTGCCTGGTGTTAGATAACGATAGTTCCAAAGTAAAGCACCTGTACTATCAATCTTACCAACCCAAACACTGTCTCTATCAGTATCATTTGCTTTTTGTCTACATGTAGCATTAATATAGATTTCATTAAATTCATCTATTGCAATGCTAGTGTCTATCATAGAATGTAGAGAACTAGCATAAGTATTGATCCAGTCAACAGTAATGGCATTGACTCCAATCTGACACTTACCGACAGCAACATCAACATCTAAAGCGTTTGCTGTAGATGCAGTCTCCATACAGAAGTAAACATCTTGTGAACCTGTTGCTTGGTTGTAATTACAGATAATATCAGTAATTCTTTCAGATTTATTTGAAGAAGCAAATTTTCTCTTAATAGCAAAATTACCTGATGTATCAATAGATGCTATAAATGCATCATCAGGGTTTACAGAGTTTGTATTTGTATGTCCACCGATTATATAACGAGTTGCACTATACTTTTTAATTATTGAGATATTATCAGCACGAGTACTACCAGATATACCTGCATATGCTTTTTGGAATCCAAGTGTTGCACTTAAACCGTTTGCTGCCTGAGTATACTTACAAAGAATTATATCAGGATTATATGCATTAAGAATATTGCTATTTGGTTTATTAATACCTACAACCCAAATATCATCACCATCAACATATAATGAATTAAATTCTGCGTAATTTAATCCACCAGAGAGTTCAAGAGTTTTTGACCATTCTTTAACACCAGTTGCTGATAATTTAGAGACGAATGCAACGACGTTGCCACTTGAGTCTTTTGTTTTACCACAGATGAATACTTCCTTGTTATCGTTAACGAAGGTATCATTGACTTTGACATAATTGTTATTATTAATGAATGATAGGTAGTAATCTGCTTTTTTAAAGATCTGTGGATGTGAAAGTATAACTCTTGGATTTGCTGAGTACCCAGAACCAGAATTAATAATATTAACAGTATCAATAGAACCTACAGTAGATACAACTGCTTGCAACTCACCATCTTGACCGCTAGTGCTATCAATAATGATTGTAGGAGGAATATCAGTATTGTATCCAGATCCAGTTTGTGTAATTTGTATTTCTTCTATACCTCTATACTGACGAACAGCAAACTGTTTGTTAGTATTATCCATCACAGGTGTGTAATCAACAAATATACTGTCACCTGCAACTAAGTTGTGTGGATTAGCAGTTGTTAAAACACCAAAGTTATTACCACTTATACTTTCAAATGTGTAAGTAGCAACTGACTCACCTTTAATACGAGAAACACGTGCAGAAGCACCATCTCCACCAGTTCCTGTATTATCAAAAACTAAACGGTCATTTACCTGATATGATAGACCTGAGTTCTCAATAGTAAATCCAGTAACGTTAGCATCTTCAAATTTGTTAGTTGTTTCTACTTCAATATCAACTTTTGAGTCAAATCTAACTTTAGGGAAGTAATCAAATAGTTGTAAAGGTGATTCTTCAAATAACTGTCCAAGATTTGCAACGTCTTGTTCCTCAGCATCTATTTGTCCATCTCTATTAGTATCTTCTGGATCAAATAATAGTATTAGACCATCTTCAGTTGTTAGAGCATTAGTAGAAGCGTTAGGTGCTCTTTCAACATCAATATCAACATTTTCATATGGATCACGATATCTTACAACACCAGTTGGAATATTTTGCTGTACAGCACTTGTGCTTAAGTTCCAACTATCAACAACAGAGTTAAAACTAGGACCTAAGACATAAGGGAATTCTGGATTACCTGATTCAGTAGCATCAATAGTAACAAAATAACAATATCTACCTGTAGGATACTCAGGTGTCTTACAGAATCTACCATTATACTGGTCTAGATCACCAAGGTTAAAGATATACTCATAATCTTCAACAAAATTACCTGCTGCCTCTGCACTGAGCAAAGGACCTGCAGTTCTTACAGGAGTTGGATTAGTATCACTTTGTACAAGAGCAGTCTGTAGTCTATATGAAGTTCTTAGTCTTGTAATAGCAGATGCTTGATCTGTAGGGTCAGTATATCCATAAGGACCGTATATTGGGTTTCCATCAAATGCCCAACCAATAATAGGAGAGTGAGTTAACTGTGTTTCTTGTTCAGTTATAGTACCTACGGTTGCTTCTTGTAGGTTATCACCAAGAATGAAACGTAATTTTTGTGGATTTGATAAATGAGCATATTCTCCACCATACTGATTATTATATCCTTCAAATACTCCACCTTTAGCAGCGTCTAATACAGATGTTGCTTGTAAGTTATATGTCCACTTAAATACTGAAGGTGTAAAGACTGCATCTTGACCAACAGATGTCATATTGATAAGAGTAGTTCCTTGAACGTATCCAATACCACGGTTGACAATAGTAATACTTGTCACTCTACCTGCGTTTTCACCATCAGTGTCTATGGTAGCACGAGCAACAGCACCAAATCCAACACCTTGAATACTAACTTCAGGTGCTGTTGTATATCCTGAACCTGCAGAGATGATAGCGATAGAAATGATTCTACCATTACTTACGATAGGCTGGGCAACTGCTCCTGAACCAGAAGATAGACTTACAGTCGGTGCACTGGTATAAGAACTACCACCACTGGTAATATTAACGGTATTAATAGGACCTCTGACACTTGCAGTGCCCGCAGCACCAGTTCCTCCGCCACCAACAATAGTAATAGATGGTTGTGAAGTATATCCTGTACCACCTGCATTAATTAGAATTCTTGATACAACACCTTTAGTGATAATAGCAGTTGCTGCTGCTCCTGAACCGCCTCCACCAACGATTGATACTAGAGGAGAAGATGTATAACCAGAACCACCTGCTGTGACTGTAATCTCAGAGATAGAACCATTAACTATAACACTAGCAGTAGCACCTGTACCTCCACCACCAGAAATAGTGATAACAGGAGGAGATGCAGCATCATAACCTTGTCCTGCATTAGTAATAGCAATACTGGTTATAGCACCGAAAGTTTTACTTTGTGTTGACTTATATGACCATACAGAAACACCATTTACCCATGTACCAATAGGACCTGAAGAAATAGTGTTCTTTGTAGATATTGTAGTAGGTAATGCAGGGAATCTGTTTAATTTACGTTGGTTGCCAGGTAAAAGAGCAGAACCAGGAAAAGGACCTATAGAATAGTTTGGTATACCAGTTGATGCAACGTAAGTATGATTATCATTAAAGAATGAGTTTTGTATATTAGTAGTATAAGGACCGACTGCATTTAAAATTGTACTGGTATCAGACTTACCTTTGTTTAAGTCAACAGATACAAGAATATTACCCTGAGGTACGATTGATGCAGGTTGTGGTAGTGCATACTGGAATACTGTCTCACTATCTCTTGATGTGACAGTAAATGTTCCATTATAGATGATTGGGTTTGCACCATAGACTGTAACCTGATCTCCAACTAACAAACCATGATTGTTAGCACAAGTAACAGTTGCAGATTGGTTATTTACACCACCAAATGTAATACCACTAACAGTAATCAGTTTTTTAACGTTGTATAACCAAGTTGTAAGTAAAGGAGATGTTCCAGTACCACCTAACTTAGAAACTGTTAGTTTATCACCTTGCAAGTAATAAGAACCTGTGTCAGTTAGAGATGTTTGTTGTGCATCAACAATACCAACAACATTCATCACAACTTCTTGTGGTGTGTCTTTATTAATCTTTACTTGGAAGTTTGATGTAACTTCAGTAGCAGAATCCCAGTCCTCTACAACTCCGTTTACTGAACGAGTACACTCAATGAACTGGTTAAGTGATTTTTCCTTATATTGTACTAATTCTGCAGTAGCACCCGAACCAATTATGAATTCACCGTTTCTTTCTGGCCAACCAATAGTAGAGTCAACCGTAATGATTGAGTCGGTTTGATTTAATGGTTCAGCAAGTTTTGTCTTATAAGGTACGGTAAACGTTCCTGTAATAGTTTCTTCAGACAGAACAAGTTCAAATATTTCTACTGTAGATGTTTTGATTGAAATATAGTTTTCAACTAACGCAGATGCAGCTCTTACATTAGGATCCGCAATATCTGCTTCTTGTTGTAGAAGACCATCTCTAATGTCTGTAGCAAGTCCAGAAACCTTAGTTGCTCTTAAAATAGTATCAATAGACCATGTTGCAGCAGATGGTTTGATAATCTGATCTTTTGGATATGATATACTTACGGTTTCACCGTATAATAACTTGAATAGATACGCAATACTGAATGATGTACCCTTTGCGGAGTAGAAATCTTTAATAGTCTTGATTGCTGTACGAACATCAATCTTTGTATAGTCTAGTTCTGGTACATCGGGTAAGAACTGTTGTGTATACTTGTCTAATAAACGTTTTACAAATAATGCGTCAAGACATTTTACTTCTGTATCAACAGAAGCAGCTGAGGCAGTAGTATTGTTAGAGAATACTGCATTACCATCTTCCGTGTATTCTACGATACCAGATGCAGCACGTGCACATCCTACGAACTGTGCTTTATTATATTCCTTACCTGCCTGATTAACTTTAAAACCTGTAACCTCGTTTAAACCTATATCCGCAGACGCTTCAGCACTTGGAGGTGCTTGAATTACAACAGAAGGGGGATTTGCAGCAGAATATCCAGTTCCGAACGCACTTACGTTAATATCTGTAATTGCACCGTTAAATATTGCAGCAGTTGCGGTGGCACCTGTACCACCTGCGTATGCTCCAGTACCATCTACACGTTTATCAACAATATAAACGGAAGGAACTTCATCATATCCGCTTCCTCCGTTAAGTATATCGATACGAATAACTCTTCCGTCTCCGTCAACAACAACTTCTAGTACTTGTGCACCAACAGGATCTACAATTGATACTCTTGGAACGGATGTATAACCTTGTCCTGCGTTAATTGTAGTAATAGATGCAATAGTTCCGTCTGCAGCAAGAACTGTTTGGAAAGATGCTCTGATTGGATTATTACCAGTTGGTTCATCAACATACACTGTAGGAGGAGTTGTATATCCAAATCCTGCATCTACTAATGTTAGACCACCACTAATAGATCCACTAGATAACGTCGGAGTGGCAACTGTAGCACCGCCAGGCTGTCGGAAAGTGATTCTAGGTGTGAATGTATATCCAGAACCTGATCCAACTAATTCTACACCAGTAACAGCACCATTAGTTACTGTTGCTTTCATTGTTGCCTGTGTAGATCCAGTCTTAGTTGGAGACTGTACCTGAACAACAGGAGGGTTTGTATCACTATAACCTTTACCACCATCAAGAAGACTTACACTCTTGATACCATTTACTAATGCTGTTGCTGCACCACCAGATCCAGTAGTTGTGTTAATAGAAACTTTTGGTGGATATTCAAATCTATAATTACTACCATTTACGTTAGTTGAGATAGCAGTAAGTTGACCTGCATCATTTACTCGTGCAAAACCTTCCGCACCACTACCAAAAGAAGGTACAGGTGCTTCTATAGAGTATAATGATAAAAATCTACCGTTTGTAGGTGCGGTAGCAAATAGAAAGTCTGCACCATCTATAAAGTAGTCTACTTTGGGTATTAATAATCTTTTGTCGTATATTGCAATTACATATTCATCTACAATTGGTTCGTATGCTAAACCATTACGTGTTATTCTGAATTGTGTCTTACCTTCACCAAAGGAGTTAGAAATATTATCGAGTGCAACAATCTGATTCTCTACAAAACCATCTAGGTATGTAATAAAGGTGTTTATAGCATCATCAGAAGGAATCTTTGTTCTAGGAGCAGTTGCATAGGTAATAGTGGTTCCATTGACCGTGTAATCGGTCACAGGGGTCAATACCTCGCCATATACAGACACAATCAAATGTTGTGCAGATGGAGGTGCAATTGGATTGTCTTGAGATGTTAGATTAAACTGAGTAGTAGTGCCATCAAAGTCATTAATAGGTGTGGCAAGGTTAACAAACTTAAGTTTTACCTGATCGTATGAAATACCTGGTGAAAGAGCAATGTTTGGAGAACTGGTTATACTCTCATAGTAGATAACCTCATTACCTATAAGAATAGATCCAGACTCTTCTAAGAACTGGTCAATTGACTCTACAACAATATTTTCACTATCTGCAGTTATTGCTTCTACTAATTTTGTCTTACCATCTAATATACCAACGTCTAACCTATCAATATCAAGGTATCCAAGGAAATTGTTTAGAATATTCTGCCCAAGACCAGTCTTCTCTTGAGATTGGTAGTAATACTCAAGAAATCTATTGAATAGTGGATAGTCAGACTCGATAAATTCGGGAGTCTGGGCAACAATTGCCTGTGAGACTTTGTTGATATTTGTCATTTAACCTATTAGGTTACCGCTACTAATGTTGGTGTTTGGTCGAACACTGTTGGACTCAAACTATTTAGTGGGATTGAAGGAGGTGGAGCAGTTCCAATCGGTGAAATTGTCACTTCAGGACTTACTAAGTTAATAATTGTGCCTGGTGTTGAGGCAGGTATGGTAGAACTGTTAGCAGGAATGAACTGAATCGGTAATGATAATGCTGTTGGTAATGCAGCTGGATCACTTACAGAACCTGCACCAGTTGTTGAATCGGTAATTGTTACACCAGTGGTGGCAATATTTGTACCTGTTCCAATAACAGATATAGGACCAAAGGCAATTTCTCCTGTGTCATAGTTGACAGTCCCTGCAGAAGTGTTAGTAAAGATCTTTCTTGTACCTGTATTGTAGAATGTTCTAAGGTTTCCATATCCATCATCCTCAAATTGTTGATCAACACCTGGTCTATCTGCTGAACGGAACTGTCCAGAGAGTAGAATTGGTTCTTTTGCTCCATCTGTAGTAAGAGATGTCTTACTTGGTGCGGAGTTATACAAAGCAGAACCAGTAGATATTGTATATGTGTTAGTTTGATTGACTATAGGGACGATATATCTCAATAGAGTGACTTGTAGAGATACGTCTGTAATAGCATTATTTGACAGTGTAATCGCTTTCTCGTATGCTTGTGATCTAAATGTACTGTTAAAGTTGTTTATTTGTGTTTGTGTTGCCCACTGACTGATTGCAGTCTGTACATTTGTCTTGATAGTGGATGTATCTGAACTACTACCAGTGTCGTAAAGAACAAATACCTTAGTGTAGATGTAAAGATTCTCTGGATCAATGATTACAGGGTCAATAGATGCCATTGCATACTTTCTTAAATCTGCAGCAATAGACTTTTTAGTCGCATCATTAAGTGTAGCACCTGTAGCAGTCTTTACCGCAACGTATACTTTACCATATACAGGAGGGTTTAGAGAGTCTCCACCGTATGCTACCACTGCATCTGCATTAGGATATACCTTTTTAGTAAGAATAGCATAGTCTCCTGCAGTCACAGCACGATATTGTGAGGAGTAGAACCTTGGAGCATTGTATTTAATAGACTCAATGGTCTCAGCAGCAGTTCCGTTTTGTGATCTTGACACTTTTGTAAGTGTCACAGCAGCAGGAGAATAACTTTGACCTAGTGTATCCGTCATTCTACCAGTGTATGAGAACCTATCTACGTCATTTGCCTCATTACCAGAGGTAACAAGATACTCAAACAGTACAACTTCTCCGTCTTTTAATGCTCTACCTACAGAATCATCACCAAATTTGACCTCATAACGCATATCTTCACCCTCTGAAAGGAAATATGCACGAGAGGACGCGGTAAGTGAGGTAATTGTATCCACTAAATTGTACAAATCAGAGGTTGTAGAGGATTCGTTTGCCTTTACTCTAACAGAAAGAGTGTTTATGTCCGCATCTTCTGAGGGAACTTTGTAATTTTGTGTCGCAAATGTGTTTACAACGTACTGGAATGTGACTATAGACCCCTCTTTTAGTACAAGATTACTAAAAGTTGCTATACCAGTCGTGGCATTTACCTCAGCAGTGGTATCTGCAAGGACATTCCATATATAATTACCACCAGTTGCTACTGCACCTTTCTTTAATGTAACGGTAGAAGGGTAAGATCCGCTACTTTGTATAGTTTGTACACTTAGATTTACAGTTCCTTGACTTGCTTGTATAGATCTTGGTACATAATTTAAGAGTTTTGCTATATTAACTACATTATCACGCACTGTGGAAGAGGGTAGGAACGCCTCATTCATTGCCATGTTCGCATTAAAGGAACTATAGTAAGTATTATATGACAGTACATCTACCAGATAGTTCAATGTTGCACCATCAAACTCATAATCTGTAAACTCTTTTCTAGTTCTCAGATAAGATTTGATTGACGCTTTGATGTCATTGAAGTCTAGTGCTGTTAAATTATTCGGTGTTGACATTATTCGGGTCTCTTAAGTACGAATGACACAGTTTCCACGAGTGGTTGACCCACAATATTATAATCTATAGTGACATTGAATTGATTTGCATCATACTGCTCTACTACAGCAAGATTGTTTATCGTAATTCTGGGTTCATGTTGTCCAACAGTATTTAGAATGTCATCTCTAATAGCGTCTGCTGTGAAACCATCCATAGGTTCAAACAATAATTGCCTAACTCCAGAACCTATTTGGGGTTGAAATAACTTTTCACCAGGTTGAGTCATCACAAGATTCTTTAATGACTGCTTAATAGCATTGTCATTAGATACTTGAGATACATCTTGAGTAAAAGGATTCCTTGCAAAGTCTACTTTTATGTCTTTAAAAGCACGACTAAGGTTTACATCCTTTCCGCTAATTGATTTTAACGCCATTTGCTAAGTGGTTTTACATCCTTTTCTTTTTTGACAGGATACTCACTTATCAAAGTTTTGCCACTTTTGACAAATTCTTCACTTTTGTCTACTTTTACGACCATAGTTACCTTTGGATCCTAAAAGTATTTATGTTACTTCTTGAATACTTTTAACTTTATTAGTATATACATTGCCAATATTGTCCAAAATACAACTTCTAACCCAACATTATGCATATTATTCTCCGAGAGTGTGGATAACAGGTTTTTCGTGCTTCAGAATTTCGTACAATTTCTTATTTTCTGCTGCTGATACAGGTATAAACTCAGTATCATGGTCAAAACCCTCAGACCTGCTTGATTGATTTATAACAATAGAACCATTCTCTCCAGAAATTGACCTATGATAGGTCTTGGTGGGGATCATCAATGCTCCTGAGGAACGATTGAGGTGTACAATATGATATGGATACTTCCATTCAAGGTTTACTAACTCAAATTGTCTCTCTCCTTGGACTACTCTATTGTAATCTACTTGATGATAGTGTATGTAGAACTGTTTTGCACCCACCAAATCGTTGGGAGGAGAAATCGCAGCACCATCATGCACTACTAGATCAGAGGCATTCGACTCTTCAACAGAAATATCGTAGAAGATTACATCTTGCGTCTCTCGAAAGACCCTATGCTTACGAAAGGTTACATCACTCATTACTTTCCTTGACCTCTATAAGGTTTTCTTTTCTTATTTCTAGAGGACGCAGAGTACTTTGTGTGTGATCCGCTACCTTGTCTTGTCTTTTTTGGTCTGGTTTCTTTTACTTCGATACCATTTCTATACATTGCCATAATTGTGGTCGCTCGCGGGGTAGGTTTACTATTTTCGGACGTATCTATACAGATTATCCATTTTTTTGTCTAATAATTCAATTTTAGAGTATAAATCGTTAATTATTTGCATAAAATTAAGGTTTTCATCACTATTTTTAGGATTATACGCTATTTTATCCAAAGTTGGCGTTTCTGATGCCCATTTTTCAAGATCTACGACCTTTTCTGCTAATATTTGCATACATTCGTTCGTAGTTTGCTTATATTCTTCTAGATCTTGATCTTTATCTATATTCATGTCTTATTTGCAAAGTATTTGTTAATTACTTCGACTTGATCGTGGTAACGGGATATATGATCCAACTCAGTTTGTATTGCTTCAGTAATATCTGAATGCTCTCCAATACCTGCAGGATTCTCAAGGTATACGTTTACATTTGCTTTATGCTTCTCTATCTCACCGTGAGCATGTGCAAGTACTGCTCTGATAAGTATTTCACGCATATGAAGTGCCATAGTTCTTAATTTTTCTATATTATAGACTATCTATTCATCATTGTCAAGTACACTGTCAAAGAATTCTTCTATTTCTTCCTCTGAATGTTTCCATGAGATACCAGAGTCAGAACCTTTGCATGGGTTCACACACTTGTGATTAGGTTTTATACAATTGCATACCATACCTGCAAGGTCATGTGGGCATGCCATTCGTCCTGTACTCCAATATAACTGTCCTTCTAACCATCTTGCGTCACAGATTGGACAAATTTTTGGATCATCCACGTTTGCGTCGCCTCCTTTTTTTCTTAAAGAACTTTTGATAGATAGGTCTAATTATAAACAGATCTAATGTCTCGATTAGGAATATAACTCCGAATCCTATGATGACTCCTGCTAGGACTATTGCTTCAATTATCTTCTTCATTTCTTCTACCACGTATAGGAGGAAGTATTACACGATGATACTCTTCCCAGAGTTCTTGTGGGTTTGGGTGATATAACCTTTCTTTATCAGAAACCTTTACAAGGTTATTTAGTGTTTTCTTTTTTTCACTCATTCTACTATCTCGAAATGCCATTTTATACCTTTAATGTAATCAAATGTGCATGAGATATCTTTATCACAGTCATGTTCGTACTTTCTATCACAAAGATAGTTTCTTAGTTCCTGTATAGAAGAGAAGGAACCTTGAGGGACAAATTCTTCGTTAAAGAGAACGTACTTCATCTTTCCAGAGGTTTAAAGTGTATAGAACCATCATCCGACATCTCGTACTCGAACTCTGTAGTCTGATCCCAACCAAACTCTTCACATATATCATAAGGAATAGTAAGTTGGAGGTCACCAAAGTCATCTTCTAGCAGAGTGGTGGTGAATCTTTTTGACATATTAAGTGTATCCATTATAGTCTATTATGAGGTATTCTTGTTGAAAAGCATTCCCATGACTTATATAGTTTTTCTTTATCTTGTAAATCACCCCATATATCAGTGTATTGTTGGGCACATTCATACATGCTAGTGTACAAACACCCTTCCTTCTTTATGAGTGATTGCATTGCCCATGTTCTTGTTTCTTGGTGGGGTATTTCAGTCATTTTTTTTCTGGGAATTTTTTTATATAGAAAGTTAACTTTAATATGAATAATATACTGTCTCTGGGGAACCTTTGTAGGTTAGGGACTTAAGCGTTTTTAGTTACACCGCCCGCAGATACCGCGAGAACCCTTACAGTGACTGCGATCTCGACTGTTATTGTTTATATTTAGTAGGCAAGTCTTAAGTCATAAGTAATAAAAAAGGGGGTGTATTTACCCCCATTATAGTATATTTAAGCAAGGTTGTCAAGTAACGACTGTGGTACCTGGCGAGTGGTGTCTGTTTTGCTGTCTACTCCGATCCACTTATTAATGTGACGAGATGTAGTGACTGAGAAAAATTCCTCTGATCTAACAAAACCTTCGCCAAAGATGTAAGCAGCAACAGGTGTTTTATAAGAAAAGAAAATGCGAGCGTCTGCTGTTTCGATTTCTGTCTGGTTTGCTGCGATTGGTGTAAGTCTCATTTTAAAATGTTCCTTTGGTTTGTTATATACTTATTATAACAACTGTTACCACCTAGTGACGAGACCCTGTGACACTTATTTCACTGGCACATAGTAGCAGTAACCTTCTTCCAGGAAGTAGTTACAGTATTTTTCGATAAACTCATTATAGTGTGTCTGCTCTGTGTCTAGTAGAAATTGACATAACTCCACTTTTAATTCGTTACATATAGTGGGGAAATTATCCCACAATTGTTGATACTTATCAGGAAGAAA